CATATACCACTGCTTCTCAGCCGAATTGTACCAGTAGGAAGAAGCCTCATTCGTGTATGGAGCTCCAACTTCATTATAGTACCCAGTTGCGCTACCTCTTCCTGGAGTGGATGCCCCCGCTCCTGTTCCTGGAGTTGCTAGAGGGTTTCCCTTCTCGTACAACGCAATTAAAATGTCGCCAAGACCACCCTTCTCAGTCATTATCCTTGTTGCCGCTGTACTTATAGCTAGGGATAGTTTGTCACCAAGCAAACCAAGATCAGTAGTTATGCTTGCTTTAAGATCAGTGATCTTAGTATTTAGTGCTTCTTCTTGATCGCCGAGATAATCTAACGCAATTTTAGCTTCATTTTTGAATGCTTCATCAGCCGCAGTTTTAGCAGTATCCAACATGGTTTGTGTGATCATGTTGGTGCCTTTATAGTAGGCATCAACTATCTTTTGACCATTCGGAATGTACTTTAGTATAAGTTGCTCAACCGACCCACCTTTCACTAGACCTATGCGCTTTTGAACATAGCGTTGAGCCATGTCGCTCCACTCATAGCGCATACCGGTGAAGAACTCATCAACAGCATCACTCCATCCGGATTGGGCCTTAATCAAAGGTAGCAAATTCGTAAACATCGCGGGGTCAAGTCCAGCTGCTCTTAACGCCGCTTCAACGTCGGCGTCCATAATGCCGGATAACAATTTTTCTACCGGACTAAGAGCACCAGACAAGTTCTCCAAACCAGATTTCAAGTCTGTAACAAACGTCAGTGACTCTTGCAGTTTGCCAAACTCGGCCATGTCATCCAAAGTTTTCAAACTACCACCCAAGTCTAATATCTGTTGACGCAGTTTGTCGGATACTTCACCAGTGTCCCAGAATGTTTGCACAAGACCATCGAAATCATTCTTGAGTTTGATCGCATCTCCAAGCGCCTGGAACTTAGCAACATCTCCACCAAGGGACTTTATTTGTTCACCAAAAGACTCTGTTATCACACCGGTCTCTAGGAATGTACTGAACATCGTGGTTGCTGGTTTAGCAAGTTCCTGAATGCTGTTATAAAACTCTACCCAAGGCTTCAGGGCTTTTTCTGCCGCAGTTACACCAGCCTCTCCAGTGGCAGCTAAAGCCTCCTTCCAATTCGGCATTGCCTTCACCAAGGCTTCAGAATTTTGAAAGGCATCCACAAATAATTGATTGAGTAATGTGAAGTCTCCTGTTATTTCACCGATCTCAAACGCCTGACGGAAATTAAAAGTGCCCCAAGCAGTAGTGATCTTTTCCAACGACGGTAAGAATTGTGACCAGAACGTACCTTGCGCCTTCGCTTGCGGCGCGGCAACTTCGGTCAAGAACTTAGGGCTACTTAGTACGTCTTTGCGAATCGGATAAACCTGCTTCTCAGACATTCCAAGTGATTCATAAAACGCCTTGATTGCGTCTTCACCAACTTTCGTTCCACCTAAATCACGAGCGGCTTCTATGGCTCCCGCTTCAACAGCACTCTTGGTAAAGACCTTGTATAATATAGTTGCTGTGATCAATGCACCAATGGCAATCCACCCTGCTATTGGAATTGCTGCAAGTGCACCACCAACCCCACCAAGAATGCCACCAAGACCACCACTGCCCGCTGCTGCAAGAGGAATTCCCAATGGTCCAGCTCCAGTAGCAGCAATAGTAGCGGCACTCACTCCTCCGGCAAAACCAGCCATCCCTCCGGCTGCAGCTAGTCCCCCTACTCCACCAAGAATACCACCAATGAATTTACCACCTCTAGTCTTGCCCATCGACATGCCCATCATCGCGCCGGACATCATCGGATTGAAGGCATTAATAGCTTTCAATTTTGAAAACCAGCTACCACCACCAGTGTTCATCAACGATGTTGGTGGGCCCATTTGTCCAGGAGGCATACCAGTAGTGGCACCGCCGTACATACTATAGATCTGAGTAGATGTCATGCCCGCCGTTCCCCATGAAGGAGCCAGACCAAAGCCGGACGTAACACTACTTCTTACTACAGCCCCCCAATCCTCAGCGGTATTCGTAAATATGCCAGTACCAGTCGCGAATGTTTCTACACCAACTCCAAACTTCTTTGTGACATCATTATTAAGTATGGCGGTTTTCACCATCTTGCCTACGCCTGAGTCAAATCCCTTACCAGTGCGTTTGAAAGTCTTTGCGACGTCGGCGAGTGTATCAGTGATAACAATATCTTTTTGTGCAAGTACAGGAGCAAACGGTCCTCCAGTAATTGACTCTACATCAAACGTGGATCTCTTTCCTATATTGAATAGTGTCTGAGCAATTGGGCCAAGACCCTCGAAAGACACTGTAGTACCATCAACTGACCGTTTAAGTCCTAGCATAGAGTCAGACAACTCTGAATAGTAACGTCCCTCCTTGAAGGTCGTTTGATATCCAGCTTGCTCCTCTCCTTGCATGGTTTTGTACCATGTCTGATGCGAGGCTCCCTTCAACAACAAACCAGTATCTGGAACGCGACTAGGCCAATGTCCAGTCTCATCTGGTCCTAAACCAGCCTTCGTTGCTGAAGCGTAATCATATCCACTTCCGAATGGATTAAACTGTTGGAGCATACTTGTTGCATTGGAAGCGGCGGTGCCTAAGTCTTGCAATGCCATAGTACTACTGCCATAACTAGCCACAATCTTATTGACAAACTGCTGTGTCTCCGGATACTTAGGGATACCACCAGCTTTAACAACCGCACCAGGGCCGGCGTTATATGCCGCAAGACTTAGTTTAAGATCCCCTCCGAATTGATCAAACAAGTCACGGAAGTAATTAGCCCCACCCCGTACGTTTTCTTCGATGTTGAACGGGTCCTTGACACCATACTGAGTGGCGGTAGCAGGCATTAATTGCATCAAACCTTGAGCGCCTTTTCGGGACACTGCCATTGGATTGAACGCCGACTCCTGCGCGACAATTGCTCTCAGCAATGCTGGATCTAACTTAAACTCATCTGCGGATTTCTTAATGGCGCCATTAATTGACTCTAAGTCGAAGCCGCCGGATAGATCCACTTTAGCAATATTTTTCGTCAGATCTGCTGCGGTTGAGCTTACAGCAGTATCCAGCTTCTTCAGCCCATTAGCAAGTGCGGCTTGTGTGACAGTTACCTTGTTGAAGCCTGAGAAATCCAACTTGGAGAGTCCCGCGAGGGCAGGCATTGCCCCACCGAATTTCTGCATCTCTGGGAGAGCATGTGCCAAGCTCCTCCAATCTTCTCCAAACAGCAACTCCGGTCGTTTTGCGGTCTCTGCATATTTATAATACTTGGGGTTCTGAACATAATCCCAGTTAAGTTTACCCTCATTGACTCTTGCTATATCCCTGATAGTCCGCAACTGCGCTTCATTAGGTGGTTTGAATAGCTCAAGGCCTGCGAACTTCTCACCTACTTCTGCTTCAGTGCTAGCCACTCTTATCAGGTTTTCCTTCTTCATTGTATTAACAAAGTCGTAAGCCCCTGATTTTGTTGTGCCTATCTCAGTAGCATACTTTTGCAGAAATCGAGCATGGCTATTTTCTAAGGCTTCCCACCACGACTTAAGTTGAAGCATCTCCCCTTTTGGACCTATGAAACCACGTGCTAGACCCTCAGGGTAGGTGACCTGCTTTATAAGACCTTTTGCAAACGCTTCAGGCTTGATTGTCCCCGTTCCCATCAAGCCGCCATACTGAGCTTCCATCCTACTAGATAATGCCGGCTCATGCATCATCCAGGCTTCTCGACTTAAAGCAGCAGGATTCCCTATAACGAAACTAGGCTCAGGGACTTTGACAGCCTCATACAACATCTGGCCAAAGTCACTAGCTCCCTGTTTAATAGAACTCCATGCCGAGCTTAATACACTGCCAAACATGCTAAATTGCTGAGGCACTGGTCCTAATGACGTATTGAGAGTATCAAAAGAAGCTCGAGTCCTTACTACAGAGCCACTAAGGTCCTCTAGTGTAGTCTCTGTAAATGTTTCTAACTCATTAGCTACAAACTTTGCATACCGCTTCGAACCACTACCAGCATCCCACTTCTTAAAGAAGTCAGTTAGAGAATCGGTAGGTTTGTAGTTTTTAGATGTTCCTTCAAATGCAGAAAATATCTGCTTTTCAAGCGCAGTACGGCCAGCTTGATAATCTCCAAATACAGCATAACCAGATCTATCTTTCCCGACTGCCCCTTCCTGACCAGCAAACTTAAGATTACCTGGATTGAAATTCTTGAAACTCACTGATCCAGGTATCCAGCCCTCAAACTTCTGCATGGCATCAGCCATCTGAGTGATTATATCTCCGGAATGTTCCCCCTTCTTGTTAAGGTCGTCGACGGATGTGGAGATCTTGTCAAACCCAGTAAAATCAAGCGCAGCTAGTGGAGCTGCCAAACCCTCCTTGAGATGCCACTTGGCAACATCAGATGCTTCCGTATACTGCATTCCTTGCCCAGACCCAGGTCCTGACGGCCAGAGCCTATCTTTTGCGCGAAGGAATTCCGTCCAAGATGTAGGACCTGCGGATAATTCCTTAGCACCACGAGGCCCGTAAAGCTCATGATAAATTGGAGGCCTGCCATATTCTAACCACAGATCCCGTAGGCTTTCGAGAGCATCTGACGAAGGTTTGGTAAATGATTCGATATCGAGTTCACTCCCCAAATTCCTTATTCTTACCAACTCCTCTTCCCGCATTGCATTTGCAAAAGACTTTTCTTGTTCCTTTAGATATCCTCCCCAGTTTTGATCGAGGAAGCCCTTGGAATTCGGGAACCCTTTGTATTTATCTGGTATCCGCCACTCAGAAGACGCCTGCTTGATGAACTCTTGGTGGGACATCCCGGGTCCCTTAAACTTCAAGATTCTTCCAAGGTTATCTATAAACCCAGCTGCTCCAGTATCCGACTTCCCAAACTCTGCAGGAGAGACGTAATTAGATAGCTTCTTCACTATATCCGGTTTGAGATAACCAGACATCCCACCAAAGCCCATCATACTTTGTTCCCAAAAGCTACGGGTAGTTGGTGAGTCTAATTGGATCTTCCATGCTTCAGCACTTAGAGCCTGAGGATTGCCAATCACTCCTGGAGAGTTGACTTGCATTGTCTCGTATAGCAGCTGAGCAGAGTCAAATAACTTCTGATTGGCAGGCGCTAGCATTCCAGCAAAACTTGAAAAAGCGTTTCTCCACTTCTTACGCTCCTCCTCCATAGCAGGGGAGTCAACAAATAACATAACCGCAGCTGCGTTGGCAGGACTAGACGCTGCAGACGCCGTTTTAAGCCATTGTGTCCATAAGTTTGTCTGCTCCCTGTTTAGAATCGCCTCATTGTCATGCACTCTAATAAGAGCACCGGTCTGTGCACCCGTCTTTGTGGCGTAGTTCCCCGTTCGCACTAGATCACCAACGGGCGTCATGTCTATCTTCACAGTTCTAGGGAACACTCCCTCAAACAGCTGCTGAAAGAAGCTCTGTCCCTGCTGAGGAGAAAAGGACATTGACATCAAATTTTGAAACATCTTGCGCAGATAGGTGAGAAAGTATGCCCTTATCCAATCACTTAAGTTCTTGAAGGCATCTTTACCTCCGCTAACGATGGCGTCAAATATCTCTCCGGCAGAGTCTTTGACCGTATCAATCATGCGAAGGTATTCTTCACGTTGGAACTTGATGACAAGAGCCGTTTGAAGCTTGCCTAGATCCTCAGTCTCTAGTCGACGCTGTTCTAACAGTTGGTTAAGCTGTTCCTCCTCAGCAGTTCGTATGGGTCCAGATGGCAGTTTCCTTAAGTCATCTCTGAGATTTGCTATCGCCTGCTCATACTTCAGAATAATCTCCTGAGCGCGGATCTGGTAATCAAGGGCTATCTTCTGCTGCTCAAACTGACGACGCTCCTCCTCATTGATAGGAGTCATCGTGTTTAAGATCTCTTGCTGTATGTTTAGCTGGCGTAGCTTCTGCTGGGTAACAGACTTACCAACCAGCTCCTCATAACGCATGAGGTTCTCATAGTATCGCTTCCACATCCTGTCGCCACTTTGGATACCAGCTTGGATCTCGTCTTCAGTTGGCCAACCCGCTTTGATACCCGCAACATCTATATCATTTTGTACTTCTGCAGTAGCCTTAGTTGCGTCAAGTACTCCCTGAGCAGCTTTCACGGTCTCCCGCATTGTCTCAAGAATATACTGTCGCCCCTTAGCAGACAGGCTCAGACGGGTAAGGTCTTCAGTACTCATCCACGACATCTTCTGAAGCCAACCAACCTGCTGCTCAAGCAGGGCACTCTGCTCGGTCTGGGCCGCAATCCGTTTATAATCTGCAGACAAGGCCACAGCAGCAAACGTGGATGCCGCTCCCATCTGCACCTGGAATGCGGGGACCTTCACAATCCCGATAGATTTCTTGAAGTCCTTTGATCGCTCAGTCAGTCTATCAATCTCTAGCTGCAAGTCGCGGACTTGATCTATAAACTCATACATCTCCTGACTGGGGAACTTCATCCGCCATGCCTCAGCTAACTTCAACCACTCCTTGGCTAAGGCACTAACCGGCCGACCAGCGTCTTTCTGAGCTTCTGCAGATTTAATCAAGTTATCTGCATACTTGGCCAAGATATCGTTAACATCCACAACCTTCTTACCGAACACATCAGTTATATTCGCAAGCTCTTCCATCTTCTTGGCAACTACGTCTGCTGCACGGGCCTCCTCCATCATGTCATCAACCAGCTTCTGATCTTCCTCTCCCAAGTACTCTAATACTAAACCACCTTTCTTGGCACTCTCAAAAAATGGATCCAAAACCGGTCTGGCAAGGGCAGCTTGAAAATCAGATATTCTCTTCAGTGAGTTTGGAATATCTGGTGGGGTTAGAGTTTCCGTACCTATCTTAAATGTCTTCTTGACATCAAAAATATTTGTTACTTTATTGGCGGCATCTTCTGCTTCTATCCCCAAGCTCCTGTATGAGTCCCTTAACCGCTGGATTGTAGCATCGAGATCAGCAAAAGCTTCATTCTGTTTGTCGAACGAGGTTGCACTCCAGTGTTTCCCTACGCTAGAATACACCTGCAACAAACCGGCCAAAGCTTGTTTTAGACCAGCTTCTGCTTCAGGTCGCTTTTTTAACGCTGCATTCCACAAGGCGTTGAACAGGCCAGCAAGCATCTCAATAAGCCCCGCAAACGATCCAACCACCCATTTGATAAATGACTTCAAACCATTAGCTAAACTATCCCATAAGTTATCCCAAGAAGACTTCATTTTTTTACTAACTTCACGGATATCCATACCAGTTACATCTGATATGGTCTTCTTGATACTAAACCAAATGCTCTCTCCAGAACTCTTGATATCCTCCCAATACACTAATAGCTCTTTCCTTAGATCAGCATTAGCCTTAATGAATTCATAAGCTCCGTACGCGGCTAACGCAAACCAACCTGTTGGCCCCACCATAAATCTAATAATTCTACCAACTGTAGTAATATTCGGAGCCAGCAGCCCAAGCTCAACTCCGATATTACGCATGTTGCCAGTAAACGCTTTCATTGAGCCTAGTGTAAATGCCGCCCACAGTAGATGTAATACCTTGATAGTTTTACCAGCAGCGTAGTTTACTCCCGTAAGACCAACGATGAATTCTTTATTTCTGCCCTGCCCCCGCTGGGCAGAAGTAAGAGCTACTGCATAAGATGTTGCCATTACCGCATTTACTTTTTGATAAACGTGGGCTACTAAATAACCAGCTGCAACGGCTTCATTCACAGCAATTATCCAAGCCTTGATCTTAACAGCAGACCACGCCGCAGCAAAAATAACTAGCAGTTTGGTTATGGCGATGATCACGCTAGGGAGCGATTTAAGACCAAGAAGTACATCTTTAAGACCAGACACAAATGACATCAAAGCTGGAACAACCCTACCACCAATTAATACGGCTAGATCATAAAGAGTATTCTTAAATAATTGTAGTTGAGACTTTGCAGTACGGTAGATCTCCCCAGCTTTCTCAGTTAAGTACTTATTTTCAGACCAGGCTTTATTCTGTAATCGTAATCCTTCTTCAAAGTTCTTGGAGGCCAAAGTCATACCACCCATGGCCTGATTGACCCGAATGTTAGAATAACCAAGCTTTTCCAATACAAGAGTTAACTGACCAGTATCCTTATCAAGTTGGCCTAAGCCCTTCAAGAAAAGCAATATGGCTCCTGCAGCATCTTTCTTGAACATCTGGGCAAACTCTTCTCCAGATAGGGTAGCAACGCCCATGCCAGCAGCGGCTAACTTACCAAACTCCTCCATCTTCGAGCCGCTAGTGGACACTTGCTTTTCCATGTCCAAGATAACACGACTAAAAGCAGAGCCCCCCATTTCCGCTTTGATACCAATCGAAGATAATGCGGCGGAAAGAGCCAATATCTCACCTTGAGTCATGCCGACTCGAGTACCGGCTTGGCCCATTCGGATCGACATGCTCATTAAATCTTTTTCAGTTGTGGCAAATTTATTACCAAGCATCAAAACTGTGGAACCCAGACGATCAAAATTCTTCTGGCTCATCTGAGTAACATTTGCAAACTTCGCAAATGCCATTGCGGCTTCTTCTGCAGTCAAACTATCTGTCGTGGCAGCTAGAGCAGCAATGGTCTTGGTAAAGTCAACAACGTTTTCTTTCTCGATACCTAACTGGCCAGCAACTTTAGCTATATCAAGTATGTCTTTAACAGGCAGTGGGACAACTTTAGCGAGGTCTCGAAACTGCTGAGCCATCACTGCAAACTCAGGCTCGGTAGCATCAAACACTTTGCGAACCTGAGCGAATGCAGCTTGGAAATCTATAAAAGCCCCTATTATGTTGCGTATCGCTCCAGTGATAGAACTCCACACTCCCAAAATAAGGCGATAGGCCAACATACCAATAGCAACGTTCTTGATAAAATCCAGAGCAGTCTGTTGGCCTTGACGAAGAGCGGCTGCGGCTCCAGCAACTTGCCTGGTACCGGTAGCCACTTTACCAGAAGCCATACTAGCTTGATTGCCCAATCTGTTGTACGACCTAGCATATTCATCATTGGCCGCTGCGGCCCTCCCATGTGCGCTAGCCCCAGCGCCAGCAGCGACCGCCCCCTTCGATACAGCTCGAGACGCATCTTCACTACCAGTGACAAGGCGCTTTGTATACTCCCACGCACTCTGGAAACTTTTACCTATTGTCTGGCCTAACGACGAGAAAGTTTGTTGTACCCGACCAGCAACTTGACCTAGGAAGCCGACCTGTTTTGTGGCGTTGACTGCGGCTTGTATTGCCTCAATTTTAACCGGCTCCCATGCTTGGGCTTTACTAGTCGCCCGACCAAATTGATCTACCACCTGTGATACTGGCTTGGTCTGAAGCGTAACATTATTAAGTCCCTTTGCGACATCCCCTAACATCTGGCGATTCTGGTCTAGGATCTTCCACAAGCTAGAGGCGGACTTTGTTGTGTGGTCCATCTCACCACTGACGCCTTTAAGACCTTGTTGAGCTGTGGGCAGTAAGCGGATGACTCGCTGAACAGGAGTATTCACTTCTTCCCATGCCTTGCCCAGCTCTTTCATTGCGATAGTTTTACCAGCCATTCCAGACACGCCAAGCTGAGCTTTAGCTGCGGCGTAGTTTACGGCCTTGAACTTATTCCAGGTATCAGTTACTTGGACTACTAGCCCATTTTGTGTCTTTATAGTGTTGACAAGACTGGCCGCTCGAGTGGACATACGGCTCTGAGCATCAGCTACTAGATCGATCTTCTTCCAGTAAGCGTCATATAGCTCGCCACCCACTTTTGCGTTTTTGGCTTGTTGCTGGAGTAATAATGCGGAATTTTTAAGAGAGGAATTGTAGCGATCTAGTTCTTTTACTCCGAGGGTACGGAGGAATGACGGGGCGGTGGTACCACCGATTGGTGGTAAAGTTAAAGGGGGAGGCTTCGCAGCTTGACTAAGCATTCCAATACTAGCTTGCTGCTGCTTAATACGAGCCTCTAATCCTTTGCCAACCCCACTTTCAATCCTATCCATCGTAGGATCAACGGCTTTGCCAAATCTAATGAAAGCTCCAGTCATTTTTTCAAAGTTCTTTACTATCCCCATGCTTTGTACATTAGCATCCGTTATTATTTGCTTGAAGTCCGCAGCATTCCGTACCACATCAGATGGCAGCTGTACTCCAGTTTGTAGCGCAAACATCTTGCGCCCGGATACCGTATCCCCTAACATACGCCCACCCATGAGGCTGACTTCTTTAAGGTGAGCTTTAACATTATCTACTTGTTTACAATACACTCCCCACTGTTGACCACCACTATAAACTGAAGTAATAAGTTCGCTTACCGACTTTTTGACTCCAGATGTGGCCCTAGCTAATTGCTCAGAAGTATTAACAGCATCTTTTAGTCTACCTGCCGGCAGCACTGTACCAAGTGGGAGCTCAAACGCACTTATCCCACCAACTTGTGAGCCCAACCAACGGCCCTGAGCTTTCTTAACTTCTGCCATCGCCGCAGTTGTGTCTTTGATCGTTACTTCATATCGTTCCCACTGCCGCATCCCGATGTTTATAGCCTGAGAGTTCTTGGCAGTCGCTCCCGCTGAGCCGACCATAGCGCGCTCAACAGCTCCCAAACTACGCACAACTTGTGGGGTGGCCTTGTTGATATCCACCATGACTCTATGCCCATCCTCGATCTGCCATTCCCACTTAGCTGCTATCTTGGTGGAATCTGCCATAGTCTTGGAGGTATCCTTCAAACCTTTTTCAAGATCTTTATGAGCTTTTACAACCTTCTTCACTCCTTTCTCAGCCACCTCACTATTATCTCCAAGAGCCTTCACTTGCTTGCTAGATTCCTTCATCGTCGTTATGATAGTATTAGCTGTCGTAGCCAAAGAAGATGCCACTCCAGCCAACTTTTCTATCGAGGCAGTTGTAGCGTCGGCCATCTTAAGAACGCCTTCAAGCTGCTTTTCTGCAGTTGAAGTAAACTTAGATAGCTCTCGCACTGTCTTCTGAAGATCTTTGATATCAACCCGGAGGCTTGCTACTAATTCGCCGATGTTCATTGATACCTTTCTTCTTCTTTTTCTTTGACTGGGCTCTAGTGAACTGCTGGAAAAACTCCTTCATCTCATCTACAGTTTCTGCCTTGCTAGGTGTAGACTTCTTACTATCATGAGAGTCATCCCCACCTCCCCAGTCAGGAATGAAGTCCAACGGACTGATGGTCTTTGGGTGCTGTCCTTTACCTTTGAACACGGCTTGCAGTATGTTGACAATAACTGCACATATCTGAGCAGCCATGTAATTGGCCTGAACAGCACCCATCGGCTCCAACGTCTCATATGCCTGCCATTCTGTAACTTGATCAGCCGTTAATTGGGCTAACCATTGGTCGGGGTGGGCGAATCCGAGATCGCGGCAGATCCTGAATTGCTGACGTCGGTCTGGCCGCCCTCGGAGTTTTTTACCATTGCTTCCTTGTCCTCTTCACTAATTTTGTTCAGCTCCTGCGCTTTATCTACGATGCGCTCAAGACGAGCCGCACTCATGTGCTGACTAAGAACGTCAGCATCAGTAGGCTCCATTAAATTATCACCCTTCTCATCACAGAGTGTGTTGACGGCCAACTTGGCACGGAAATCTTCCAGCGCCCGCTTGTAGGTGACGTTCCCCTTGCGATCTTCAACTTCAAGCAACAGAGAACGCTCAAAGCGATCCCGCTCACGACCCGTCATCTGGCGAACATGAACAAAATCCCCACCACCGAGGTCAACCTTTTCGATCTTAAGCGTTTCCTTCTCAAGCAACTTCATCCTGTCTAACTGTCCCATCTGATTATCTCCTGTTTACGTTGATTAAGGTTAAATGAGTCCGTGATTAGGACAGATCTTGCTACTATACTACAGCCTAGACTGAGCCGGACTGACTGCCGGATTCAAGATTAACCTGACCGGTCACCTTGATGGTCACATCTGCCGTCACAACATCGTCTGTCGGGATGTTGAGAGGGAGTTCAGTGACCAGACCTTCAAACATCAACGAAGTGGAATCCGTGTCAGGAAGGACAATCTGATAGTTCTGCACTTCCTCAACTTCGAAGTCCAACTTCATTGCTTCATAACCCTCACGCTCAAAGTTCATTGACAGGGTAATCTGACCAGGATCACGGAAGCCCGCAATAAAGGTCCGATAACCACCGGTCGTGTCTAGCGTGGTGGTGTCGATAAAGGCACGGGTCATAGTTGGGCCAGCGATGCTCTTGACTTGAGCAATCTTGTCCCACACGCCCGTGTTTACATCCCAGCGGAAAAATCCAGTTCCAACACCGGATATAGCTGACATATCTACCTCCTCTGTAAGTTGAAGTTGACAATAAACCTGACCCTGTTATTCTCGTCCCAATCGAGAATCCCAGGATCGTTTTGACAGACAATCGTCGTATACAACGTACCGTTCCAAGTCTCATTGTGTCGACCATGCAAGGCTTCAACAATGTGCTGGATTAGCTCTAACCCGTCCAGATAACTACGATTCCGTACTCGTATCTGTACAGAAGGATAATAATAGTCCCCGTTGCCATCAAACGTGATAGCTGGGGGATACCCCACAGTATCATACACTGTAGTGCAATCATCTGGTGTAGTAGGCTCTCTACCTACAAACAAATTTGTTGCGAAAGCAAGTCCCAAACTACTTTCCGCTACCAGCATGTCTTTCACATCTTCAGATGTAGGATTCATTTCGGAATCCTCGCGTAATCTCGAATTATTCTGAGGACTTCTTTCTTATTCCGTCGTATAGATGCCTGAAAGAACTTGGGACCACTGTTCGGCCTCGTCCAATTCACTTTCGGATCTACCATTTCATGGACATATAGTCCGTAATACGCTGAGAATCCCATTATAACTGTAGGACCCGATCGTTCTCCACTCCTAAATGCCTGTGCCGACTTCGCTTTCAACATCTGGGCATGCCCCTCCTCCAACGTACGCTTCTCATCCGGCTTATACTTAACCGATGAGAAGTGGGGGTTCCTGCCTCGAATCGTTGCTGGCGTGCTAGTAACAGAAAAATAGCTTCGCCTTAAGTTGCCATACCTGACGGGGATCAATGGTGGGGTCTGATCCATATCATTCCGGATTAACCTAGACGCCTGTATAAGCCCCTGAAGTGACCTTCCTGGTATTTTTTCAATAGCCTTATTCATACTGTTGAGAGTCCTACTTAACGACTTTGTAAATACTTTACGACCCGGTTTTGCCATCCCAATCTTAATCATAAGTAGGCCTTCCTATAAAAGTTCAATCCATCAAGAGTGGGGATCTTATCGAATCGCAAGATTGGCTTGGCACCAGCATCAGCCGGGTCATTTATTTCATTACTATCCAAGTCGTCCAACACCCCCAACAGTAGCATGCCATTCTCATCTAGATCTTGACTAACTTGTACTTCTGCCGCCGTTACTTTCTCTTCTCCCATAGGAGTAACAACCACTTTAGTTGAATATTCCCATCGACAATCGATCTCCACCGGCTCTTCCCAAGAAAAGCCACCATAGCCATCGTTGATCGGGGCGCTCCAATACACCGCGGTCTGTCGAAGATTCCTCTCAGTAAAGTGTGTCATTTTTACCTTCGAAACTAGTGATAGTATACATTGAGACTTTCTGCATGCCTACGGCGACCGAGGCTAGTATGCCCGTCGTATCAAGTAACCGTACTTGCTGACCATAGAGAGAAGCATCCAATCCCTTACCTAATGGCTGAGTCTCATAGGTAATATCTGCTTGCCCCGCTGTTTCTGATCTGATAGTCCTCTCTTTGGCACAAGTGATCAGATGGGCCGTGAGCCAACGCTCTATCTCTCGAAGTTGCACTACAGTCAAACTACTAGAACCAAGCAGTGCATTGATCGTGGCATTAGCAGCGGTTATGAACGCCTCAATCGACGACTCACTCACCGTAGTATCAATGATCTCTTTAACTTCTTCAGGAGTAACACGATTTGCCATTTAGCCCCCAGTCTGTATAAAGCCTGTGACGGGTTATCGACTCATTACCCCGCCATCTATGGATTCCCCCAACCCTTCCAGCTTAATGACGGGCTTTATAACCGATTGTCCAACCATTGTGCTATTATTACCCCGCCTCGCTTTCCACAACTTAGGATCAACCCAAGCCAATACTTCACTTTTCCACTTCAGACCAAGCCAATCGATGGTCTCGAACATCTGCTGATAATCACCTACTACCATGCGCTCAGGCCAAACAACTTTGCAATTAAGCCCTTCGGTAATCATCTCTACAAATCTCGATTCAAACTGATGCACCCACCACTTCCAACCTTCCACGGCATCATTGACTCCGACAGCCCTCTGGTTTTGTCGAAGGCGAAAGGCTTTCATGAAATCGGTTTTCATACAACTACGTATGATATCACCAGTACGGCGGCGCACGATAACCCACTTGGCATCAGGATAAGCATAGTTCCATACCGGCCATATCAAACTGGACGAAGAACTTTTGTACATCCATGGCCCATTACTATAGCCATCCTTAGCTAGGCAACCATCTATGCGCCGACCCCAGTCTACCGGTATAGGCATGTGCTTAATGTCAGGTAACGGATACTGACAACCAGGATCGGCACTCAAACTCTTTAAGTAAGGCACAACTACTTCGTCCCGAATATGGATGTTCTCGAAACTACGATCTTCACCGTCCATGGCGCCCGTAAAGGCACCACAGATCTTAAACACACCTGCGATCATGCTAGAACCACTGCGCGGAACGCCAGTGATAATTATTGGTGCCGTTGTCATCGCCAATAGTTCCTCACCCACTTGACGCCCAACGCTTCGTGGGGCTTTGGTTTACCATGGAAACAAATAATCCTTGCATCATTGGGCAGTGCACGGGAGCAATCGTTTCGCTTGAAGCTGTAAATGCCCGTGACTAAATTCTGTAACACATCCCGTGGATAACCGCGCCCAACTAACGACTCAACTATGTAGCGTTGGTCACCACAATTCCATCCACGTATTTTTGTATCCTCAATGGAGAACTCTTCAAGTAGAAACGAATAATTGTAACCATTGTTGTGCCAAACCATCATGCCGCTGCCAAACTTGTCAATACGACCACGGTCCTCTGTCGGCATGAAGTCCCCCAACGCAGCAAACTCAGTATTTAGTTTAAGTACATCATCGATGTTGTTCGTTATGACCGTGTCCAAATCAAAGTACACAATGCGACCGGCTTCAGTCAGATCAGTGCGGAACAGTTCCAGCTTAGACCACCAGCCTTCAAGATTATGGGCGAGCCGTATCGTCTTGCACACTTCCGGTTTTATGTTCACATCCGTTAAGCAAATGAACTCATGTAGTACGGTCGAGTGTCGTGCTACCATGTTCTTCAACTTCTGCACGTAGTCCACCGTATAGCTACCACCGCTCTTCAGTACACAAAGCACGGCGGTTGTCGCGTCAACGTTAGGCGTTAGTTTTATTCCCTCTCTAGATATGGAAGTCGTCGGTACTTCTTCAGTTGGTTGCACGACAGATTTTGCAGCAACGGAGGCTGCGCGTTGAATCACTCTAGGCGCAGTAATGGTTGACCTATCTGGTAAAGTCTTCATAAACACACTATCGTTTATCAGTTGTGGAAATACTTTGTCATCTATACGACCATCTTTGACTAGACTTATCAGTTCTTTAGACAACCGCTCTGCCGTTAGGCCAAAGGTCCAATCAATAAAGTATGTCTTGGACCGTACATCAGGTGGGGCGCAGAACCAAGCAAAGTTCTTATTGTAGTAGTGATTCCAAACGATTAGTGTGGGAATGCCTAGTGATGCCGCCAATATTGTCAGGCCCGATGGGTGGCCCACAACAAACTCCGCTCCACGCAATAGCCCAAATAACTGTTCAACCGTAGTCGTACCCATCAGATTTACCGAATCCTTAACCGCACCAACCAAACGGTGACCGACAGGGTCGTCCCTATCCCACGCAGCACCGGCAAATACGGGCCGCATATTCAAGGATTCAGACACGATGTTGAGCGTCTTTGTAACCTGTGCGTCGTTGAAATCTCTCGCCCACTTTGAGTACGTGGTATAGAACGGGAAGTAGCAGACATAGTAAGGTGCATATTGCCGTTGGCTTTCGGCCTTATACCGTTCTTGCTCCAATGAT